ACAACCCGTTTTCCGGTGAAATCCCGGTGAAGGATTGTACGATAGAAAGTTCACCTTAAAACGTTGGTACAGAAGAGGTCTGAAGGAAGCGAACCTTTTCGGGAGAAAAACTGTTTGTGGGAGGTGGGACAGTAAGGATATAAATCCGGAAAACATCCGTACTTTCCCTTTATCCCGTTTTCAGCAGGGAAGAGTCTGTAAGACGGAGTCAGCACCTCCGAAAATCGTTCTCAGAAGATTGAAGAATCGTTTGCAGCAGAACGGAAAATCATATGGCGCAGAATGTATACGGGCGGTTTCACATGCTATAGGGTAACATTGTCGGTTGCAACCCAAACATAATAAACAAATCTCCATGAAAACTAATAAAAATCACCACCAAACTTGTTCCCCATCCTCATGCCCATATTCCCGAATCGGATGTTTCCCTGACAACGACCGAGCAGGACAGACAGACTATGAAAATCTGAAAAAGATGTTCGGTGACAGGCTTCGGGATATGAGTAAACACTATGCCGAACATAAAGATTTGAACGATTATCTACGCTACAAAAACCGAGCAAAACAGGCAGAGAAAAAATCGCAAGTCCAATCCGTAAGACGGATGCCACAACCGCAGCCGAAGAAGACCTTAAAATCGATGGCGTTTCACACATTAGTTGGTTCAGGCAAAAGAAAGACGAATTTATGAAAGCGTTAGGTTTACCAACAAGCAAAAGACAAAATCGAGGAATGAAATTATAAAATCAACTTCCTAAGTCACAATAATTTGCCCATTATAAAGCTTTTATTACAACTTTTTTGTACTTTTGTAGTCGGGTGGAGGGCTACTCTATCCAAGACATAAGAAAGAAGAAGAAGAAGCGTTATGCTTATCTTGTACTTGAAAACGTAGGAAATTTTCAAATTGACGCAAGGGATAGCATAGTGGTTCTTACGCTATAGCGTGGGCTGCTATTGTTACATCTGCGTCAAAGGCTTCCTACAACCTTCAAGTTAAGTGTGGCTTGCAGTTCCACGCTTGAACCGAAGTGCAATTTATATCTATCTGATATATAACTGTCAAGTGTTATTTGTGCGTTAATTTGATACCGTAAAGTTCCCACAAAGCTATAATATTCAAAAATAATCCCTCCCCTATATATTGGAGTAAAATATGGTCTTCCTTACTCCAAACAGAGTATACGCCATAAATTTATGTTTCTAAAATTGATGTTTTAATCACTTTTTTGTGCTTTTCCTACAATATATAACCTTTTGAATCAAATATATTCCTAGATAATTTGTACCTTTGTAATCATATTGGATAGGCATATAAACATGGAACGTAAATTACTGAACAGAATCAAAGTCGTTCTCGCAGAGAAAAATAAAAGCAATAAATGGCTCTCAGAACAATTGGATAAAGATCCTGCCATAATCTCCAAATGGGTTACCAATACAACACAACCCAATGTGGAGACGTTAATTCAAATATCCAAAGTATTGGGTGTAACTGTGGATGACTTGTTGAGAACGGAATAATAAATTTATGGGAGCAGTCAAATTATATAAATATCTGGATTTTAACGGTGGATTGATGATGCTATATCATAGTAATCTTCAATTTACCAATGCTACGCAGTTGAACGACCCGTTTGATTGTCACCCATCGTTAATTGATTTTTCTAATGTTCCGAAAGAAGCCTGTGGTGGATGGACTCCGGAAATAATTGAAGAATTGAGAAGAGATCCATTTCGTAGAACCAGAGAAGAGGTGTGGATATGTAGCCTCTCCAAAATACATGATTCAATCTTGATGTGGAGCTATTATAGCAAGCACAAAGGCATCTGTGTTGGTCTGGATATGGAGAAAGCCCAAAAGTATCTTTCGAGAATATATGGAAAAATCATGATTAGTTGTTCTGTGGTGGAAGTACAATATAAGGATATTGTAGAGAAGCCTGATTATTTCAGGGATGCAAAAGATTTTTTCCATTATCAGTTGTCCACAAAGGCAAAGGCTTGTATAATCCGCAAATCCAAATTTCCGCAGAATCCGAAACGAAGCGTTCGATTTTCAGGGAAAAGGACAAAACGAAGCGTTCAAAAAAGGAAAGCGCGCAACACTCAAAAAGCCGAAACAAAAGTTTTGTAATGACCTCTGTTTCGGCTTTATAATTTCATAAAAAATGGCTTTATAACGGCATTAAAATAAGGCTCAAAAGTTTGGCCTTCTGCTTGAAAAATTGTATCTTTGTTCAGTGCTAAGCAGCTGTTTTATGAACTAATTTTTCCTGTTTCTTATACAGCATCATGTCTGTATATTCGGCAGAATAATTCATGTGGGCATTGAATTCCTTTTTTGTACAACCCTCAAAAGGATTGCCAATGGTTTTGTTTGCTCCAATCCATTCACACAGTTCAAGTATGGAGGATTTATTGGATGTGAAATAAACGAAGGAATGCTTTTCGAGTATCTTTAAAACATCCAAATAATCAGACAAGCGCCAATACATATTGTACGTACCAACATCAGTGGAAAGATAAGGCGGATCAATTAAAAAGACGACTCCGGGAACATCCTTATATTGGTTGAATACTGCTTTGTAGTCGCATGATACAATTTCAAGCCCTTTTAAGTAGTCAGAAGACTCCGGATAACCGGTCTTGCGAATGTTGTTATAAAGGACTTCCTTGCGCATTTCGGCTACAGACAATTTATACTTCATGGAGAACATAAGTGAGGATGATAAGGTTATAAAATCCACGTACCCAACATTTAGTTCTTCTTCCTCGATACGTTTAAAAATGCGTTCTCTAAGTTCCCCTTTAATTGGTTTATGTTTGGGTATCGAATTACCCACCAGCTCCCTAATATCGGCAAGCAGTTTATTTGTCTGTGGGATATTTTTCAGTCTGAACCGGTAGTTGTCGAAGTCATTGTAGACAACAGTAGCATCGGGCTTGCTTCTTTTGGCTATATGCGAAAGAAGTCCGGAACCGCCAAACAAGTCCACAAACACGGTATCTTCAGGGAACTGTTCCAAAACTTTAATAAACTCTTTAGCAAACATTCTTTTTTGGCCTACAAATGGCAGTGGTGCAGATAAATTCATATTCTTCATACGTTCAAGTCAAATTTAATGTTTTCAACTCCGGATAACAGTTCCAGAGTCCGGTCAATGTTATTTTCATATATATGCACATTTCCAAGGTCAAGGGTTATGGACTTCAGGGGAAGCTCCACCTGCCTTGCCATCAGATAAAGATGATAAATATCAGCCGGAAGCCCAAGGTTCGCATCAGAACTACGCTGATATGCAGATAGCACCAATTCTCCCTCATCAATTTGGAACTGCACAAGACTCAGGCAGGGTGCCTGGTTGCTTTCCACCCCGGTTTCTCCAAGAAACAGGACATAATTCTTGCTGTTGCGCTTTTCCCGGTTAATCCTGGTTATGAGGGGTGGAAGCTTTTCAAAGTAAGTTGGATAGCTGTTTACAAGGGTATGGCCGCAATAATCCCACCAGGTAATCCCTGCCTCTTTGTATTTTTCCACATCCCGGACTCCTTGCATAAACAGTTTCAATTCCTCTTTCAGCTTTTTCCTGGCTATCCCGTGGCTTTCAAATATGTCAAGTAAATCAGCGGGGGTTAGCATGAGCCTTTCGTTTAATAGATACTTGATACGCCCTTTCCTATTGGTCTGGATTTTGCCCGTTTGGAGTATCTTGTCTAATGTCTGGTAATACTTATTCATGAGCTTTATTTTTGGTTGTACAAAGGTAGCTCTACCGGACAACACAAGGCATCCCCGGCACATCAATCACACTGCACCGAGCGTGCAGTGCTTTCCAAACCGTTTGATAACATCATACACCTTACGTTCGCTTACCGAATATTTATTTGCCAAAAACGCCACTGCATAAGTGGTCTTTTCACCTTGTTTTTTCATGACCTCATACTCCGTATATAAGTCTATGAATCGAAGGTCATCCTGCTTGCCGCCCAAACTTATAAGCATTTCAAGCGGTTCTCTGTTAAATTTAAGTGCTTCAAACAATGTCATATCCAATCATTTTTGTACTTTTGCAATGCCAATCATTTATTTAATGCGTAAAAACGCCACGAGAGTGCGGCAGAGGGCATTGCCCCCGGTCGCGCACTCTCGTGGCGTTTTGTGTTAATAAATGATTGGCGTCTATATTAACAGGCCGGGGGCTTTTTTTATCCCTCCCCCGAAGGGATTGTCAATCACTCAATCCGATATAATTCCAAATTGAACTTGTCCTTTTTTTCCCAGCCTTCAGCCAGAACTGTCTGAATGAATCCTACTGCTTTTGTATAGAAATCTTTCAGTTCTTCTAACTGAGTAAAAGTATGGTATTCCGGTTGTTCATCCGAACCAAACTTAAACGTCACTGGCAGGGTTTCTCCGCCCGTCTGAACGGCCAAATCGTATGCTGCCTTATAGTTGTACTGGTTCTCCACAGAAAGCCATACATGGGCACCATTATAGGCGAATCCGGATAGGATAGCCGCATCAGTCTGGCTGTTATACCAGGACATAACCAATGTGTGGATTTCCTCATCAGTAGGCTTATGCCCGAACTCCTCTTCCATGTAGGAGGCAGAGCCGTTCTCTTTTTCCTGCACATCCCATCGGATGCGCCATTTGTCTTTAACCGGGTTCGTGCATTCCATCAGCGAAACCCCGGAACTTCCTTCAACTCTTCTCATGTAAACACGTATTTGGTTCTACCTTTGCCGAATGTCTCTGTCTTGATGGTCGTTTCAAACGGGAAACCATCCGGCATTTCCTTTATTTGTGCGAGAATATTCTTCATTTCCTCGCTGTTGGTGAAGAACTTCTTTGCCTCGCCGTTCACTTCGATGGCCACAATACAGCGGTCTTCTCCCTGCTCGGTTTTGATACCGGTCTCAAAGTCCTTCACTACAATGGGTAAGTTTACCAGTTCCCGGATGCTTACCACCACTCCGGGGAATCGCTTTTTACCGTCTTCCGGCTTGTAAGCGACATTCAAGTCTTTAAAACTTCTCATTTCTTTGCCTGTTAATTTTTTAAACAACTTATTACAGTCGGCGTGCTTCGTCATGCCGTAGAAACTGGCAATCAGTTCCCGCCGTCTTTTTCTCGATTTTACCTCGTGCATTTTCCGGGCAAACTTCTGTTTGATGCGTTTCCGCAATCTTACATAGTCGGGACGGATAACATAGCCAAGGAAATCAATGCCTTCTTCCACAGGGAACACCCGTTCATTCGGCTTTATTTCCAAGTCTATTTTTCCCATTTGCCCGTGAACAGCATCACGAATCTTCCACAATTCCGCTTTCGTTTTACCGAGTACCAGTCCGTCATCGCAATAGCGATAGTAATAACGAACCCCGTACTTATCCTTCAGATAGTGGTCTAAAAATACAGACAGAAGCAGATTTCCTGCCCCTTGTGAACTGCGCAGTCCGAAACTGATACCTTCCGGCAGCAGCTTAACAAACCGCTCCAACAAGACCAACAGCCTTTTGTCCTTGAACACCCTCCGGAAGCACCACATAACAAAGTCCTGCCGCGCATTGTCATAAAACCTCCGGATGTCAAATTTGTATGCGTAAAGCGTGCCTTCCGGATTTTTTTGCAAATCGGTACGTATGCAGTTCATCAGGTCATGAGTACCGCGCCTTTTGATGCTTGCACCAGTTGTCCGGATATAACGTTTTTGCAGGTGGCGGTCCACCACATTCATGATGGCAAACACAGCGATGCGGTCTTTCATGGACAGGATCTGCAAAATACGTTTTTTACCGTATTCTTCAATTTCCCTCTCATGGTAGCCGCCCAGCCGGAATGAGCCGTCCGCAATGGAAGCCGTCAGTTCGGTGATAATCTTCTCCCTATGGGCAAGCAGGAATCGTCCCTGCCTTGACCTCTTACGATCGGTTCCGCGAAGTACCGAATCGAATGCCTCCGACATATTGGAGTATTCGATGATTTCCTCGATAATATATCCTTCCCTGCGCATAAGCTATTGGTTAATAAACATGGAAGATGAGGGCCTTCCTTTCCCCGGGTCTGACTTCTTCGAACTGATAACAGCCTACCAAACTCCACCCGACGCGTGATTTTTCAGCTTTCCACCTTTTCTGGTGCTGTTGCTGTGGCTTGCTCCCCTCGGCACCGCTTCGGGGACACGTCCCCGCTGCTGTACGCCGATTTGTTAGATTTCCAGACGCGAGCCGACATCCGCACTCGTATACGAAGCATCGTTATTCGCATCCGCATTCGACACACCGCCATCCGCATTCGCATTGTCGTACCCGCGATAGACCACACGGACTATTGGGGAACTCTACCGCTTGCAAAGTTACTGATTTAACAGGCAAAACAGATAAACGAATTACACTATCATCCAAAATAAAACGGATATACTGCCACCCGCGACGGTGAGCCCCCAATCAATCCAGTCCCAAGGACTTCCCCGAAGAGTATCTTTCAGTTCCAGACAGGAAGCTGCAATGGCCGCAGCATAAAAGGCCGTCCAAGGAGTAAATCCCAATAGACCTACCATCAAACCACCGATAAGATGCTTGTAACGGTTACTCATTTTTAAAAATGCGATAATCTTTTTCATATACCTCAAAATTCTATTTTTTCGGCCGGCTTCGCCGGTATTTGAATACCTTTTAAATGGAATTCGGAAACCATCCGAATCCCGTTCTTTCGTTTTAGTCGCTTCGCTCCACGCTTTGGCGCTTTGCGCTTACGCCACCTCGCGTATCGCCTTGTACGCTGCCACGCTTTGCGCCCGGACGATTTTGCCGCGGAAGGCCAGACGCGAGCCGACATCCGCACTCGTATACGAAGCATCGTTAAACGCATCCGCAATCG